GTTACTTCGTTCATCTCGTCTGAAGAATAATCTAAGTTGCCGCCGAAATCAATTGACGTAATGAATGGGTTGACAAGTTCCCAGCGTTCGATGATCTCACCGTTCTCGTCCATTTGGTCAATGAACACCGAACCGATCTGCTCAACAAAAGCCTTTTTACTGAGGCTCAGCTTTGACTTGCTAGCAGTGGTTGGGAACTTGTAGCCAGCGGCTCCAAGAACATCTAAGAATGCGTAAGAAAGATCAGGGTCTACTGGATCCACGAGGACGACAGTAATTGGGTCCCAGGTCACTCTGCCTGGATACTTGAACGTATGATCAATATACTGGTGTTCAATTGTGCTGATGTTAGCTTTTGGCTTACTTGCAGACTTGACTGCCCACACAGGAATAGCACCTTGACCTAGGGTCCTGCTGCTAAACTTAAGTTCAAACCGATACTGGCGTTTTGGCTCAGTTCTAACATCGCTCCAGAATAAGTTAGACATTATTGATCACACTCCTTATTATAATTAGTTGCCCGCGAATTAATCCTCAAAGGATGCTCCGCTGTTTGTGACCACAAAGTCAATTGCAAAGTATTCTACGGAGCGAGTTGGCTTGACAAGCAACTTGGCGTAGATGATGTTACGATCAATTAGATCTGGTGTGGTCGTTGTTTCGTCTAGAACCAATCGGAAGTCTTCAATGCCGTATTCGGCACGTACGCTCTCTAGGAGAGGACCTGCCTGACCTAAGAAGCGATCCCAAGTATCTTGTGTGTTTGGTCCGAACAGTAGTCTTGAGGCGATGAAGCTAATCTCTCTCTTCAAGTAAATCATCAAGCGACGTACGTTGATACGGTCAAGAGCGGAGGGGGTTTGCTGTAAAGTCTTCTGACCGAAGATTACAATGCCCTCTGCTGGGAACTTGGCGATTGGGTTAATGTTGTTTTCGTACAGTTCGTCACGCTCGTCAGAGGTGAGCCTTCTGGAGACATCCAGTACTGGCAGACCGGCTGCGCCTTCAGAGAGGCCGCCGCGGGTGAATCCAGCAGGAGCAAACCAAGGAGCTTGAACTCTATCAGTTGTAGACAAAACGCCCATTGCAGCGACTGAAGGTGGAACCCAAAGGTTTCTGTTTGAGTTGGTGTCCAGAATACGAACCCATGGGTAGTAAGCTGCACCGTAGCTGTTGTTAATACTTCTGCCGGCGATGGCGTTGGCTGCCGCGGTTGGAGTATTCGCTACGTTGCGAGTCTGCTGATCTCCGGTGGCTTCTGCCGATGGAGTATATGCCTTTTCAATATCAATGATTGCGAGGGCATCGCCGCGTAACTCAATAGCGTCTAGCAAGAAGCTTGTTACTTGTGGTGCGGTGATTCCTGGCATCGTGACGATGTTCATCTGAACTCTGTCAGCGTCTCCGGCAATGTTCACTGCCTTGCGGAGAGAGTATAGCTCGTAAGAAGCCTTCTCATCTGTTGCTGCAGCGAACTTGGTGTTACGGAAAGGCTCACGCTCAGTGATGTCATAACCGTCAGAGCCACCATGAAGCACGGTGGTGAATCGGTCAATGCCAGCAGATAGTGCAGTTTTGTAGCTTGCACCTGCACCGGCGGTGAGGCTAGTGCCGGCTGAACGAGAAGTGCGACTGTGGGTATATCCGTTGGCGACTGAGCCCGCGATGTTGTCTAGAGAGAATACCCAAGCGATTTCTGTTGTGGAAGATGCTATATTCGCTGTAGTCTCTCCAGCAACGTCATGGTTTGTGCTTGCGGGATCGGAAGCTCCGCCGGCGTCCATAGCGCGGATGCGGAGGCTGTCTAAGATATCTTCATTGAAGGTTACGTTCCCGCTCTTGCGACCGGTCCATGCTCCCCAGAAGGTGCTCTTGAGAGAGTTTGGTGTTCCCCAAGTTGAAGCGGTGCGTAAAGGTGCGGATGGGAAAGCTAATGATGCTTCAAAGATTCCGCCGCCGGCGAAGTCGGTACCGACCATTGGCGCGGTCATTGTGAGTGCTGTGTTCCCGGCTGTGCCGGCGACATCTTGGACTAGTGTGACGACGGCATTGACATTCTCGCCGCCATCGGTTGTTACTGTAGCTGTTACTTTGCCCGGCCAATCATTGATTGTAGCAGCAATGCGAGTAGCGTACAGGGAGGCGTCGTCATCTGTTACACCATCAATACCAATCGTAGGAAAGGTGGTGGCTGTAGTACCGAGGTCAAAATCAAATTCCTGAGAAGTGAGTTCTGTGTCTATAAGCGTGAAAACATCATTATCGACGCCGGCTCCTGTAATACCAGCAGCAGTCACAGTAATCGTCGTAGAAGCTCGGTGCAATGGCACATCCAACATGTCAGTGGAAGCGACAGGGTGACCAACGTTCCCGAGATCAGCATCTTTAGCGCCACGGAGCATAGTTTTCACGGCGCCGATGACAGGCTGACTTGCAGGGGCTGCGAGGTTTTCTGACCATCCGATAGACCCACTCTCATAACCGACGTCGCGATACTTGAGAGGACCGAATACGCCGAATGGCAGCCAACGGCTTTCACCTGATCCAGCAGCAACGTCATCGTTCATGACAACGCGAATGTAGTTGGAACGGGTAGCGAACTCGCCATACTCAACTAGGCGCTGTTCCGTACCGTCATATATCTCATATTTGTCACCGATGGCAGCAGCGATGTAATTTGATGCTGCTGGGTTTAGGGACAGGTTGTCAAAGCGCTCTAATACTATCTGACGATTGTCTGAGTCGGCGAGGTCTCTCACTAATACTGAGAAGGTGCCGTACTTTTGGTAGTCGCCTGCGGGGGCTTTGATGTTAGAGATTGATATTTTTACTTCCCTTTGAACTGACTCGCCAGCAGACAGAGCTTCAAAACGGAAGAGCTGTTGCATGTTTCTGGCTGCATAATCGCCGTTGTCGTTGGTCAAATCCTGAGAGATGAACCAGCCGGTGGAGGCACGGGTTGCTGGGTTTTCAAAGTCGTTCTGTTGGTCTGTAAAGGAGCCGGGTATTGCCATTGGTATAATAGCGGCGTAATATCCGTTGCCATTGCCGGCTCCTAGGAGACCGACACCGTTGACCGCTGGCTCAACGCCAGAGTATTCAAAGGATTCGCCGAGCCAGTAGTTACCGCCTTGGTAAAATGTTTGAATTGAGGAATCGGTGATCGCGGCGTTCGTGATCGTTGGGTTTGTATTTAGCGCTTTGCGGATAAAGTTCTCGTCATCAGGATTAAGACTGACGGTTACCTTTTTTCCACCAACATTAGAACCGGCAAGGCTGCCGGTGAATACTAGAGGAATATCGCTAAGGCTGCTAAGCTCAAAAAGGGCGCTGCCGCACTGAGCAGGGGCAGAGGTGCTAGCAAGAGTTCCTGTAAGTAGGACTCTTCCTGAACCAGTTATGTAAAATTGAGCAGCTACGACGCCGTTAGAGACGTTGCCGCCGTCAACCTGTGGCCATACGCAGAGAGCATATGCTCCGCCTTGGGCGTTCATGGCTACGATAGAGGCGGCGTCGGCTCCAACGTCGCGACCTACATCTGGCACTTTCCATCCAGCTTTGCCGGTGATGGCTGCCTGGGGATGCTCGTCACCAAGAACTCTCATGAAAGTTACAGGGGAGTTGTTCTTTAACCAAGCCTGGGCGGCATAAGCAGCATAGGTTGGTGCGGTGCTGTCACCTTCACGCCAGATGTCGCCACCTTCGTTGCCGGCAGCGGGCTCACCGAATGTTTGCACAAAATCCGAGAAAGAAGAGACTTCTACTGGTTTGTCGGCGGGTCCTTTTCGGGACCGGCCTATGATAAGTGGACCTACATCGCCTGGCTGGGAAGGTAATTGAGAATTATCGATCTCGTTTACATATACCCCAGGTGAAATAAACTTAAATTTTCTTGAAGAGTTGTCAGCCATTGAAAATCCTTCTCCTAGTCTTTAAAAACGCCGTTGAACTAGCATAGACATACTAAATGCTACTAATAAATAGTAGCGGATAAATCCAAACGCTCAGCAATATCCTTTTATGGCTAGCGTCTATATTTATCTTTTCTCCCCGCATGAAATTCAGGTTCGTCGCCCATCGCTGTTCTTTCTCTGCCAATTACAACTTCGGCAGGGGATTCGCGAACAACAATTGTTGGAGTTTCCTGATTCTTGTCGGCTCCGATGATATGTCCTAATACTTTGATTGTAACTGTTGATTTAAATATTCTTTCGTCCGTTCCAAAAGCGGCGTTGTTGCTTTCGTTGGCGAAATCTTGGTCCACAAAGGCTTCGTAGGTGTTACCTTCGTGAGTTATATTGAATGCAGCAGGTGTTGAGAATGTTGTCAAAAAAGGTGCCAACATTTGATTCATCTGTTGCTGAAAGTTTGAAATAAGCTTTATTTGGTAGGTTGCTTCTACAAAAGTTGGGGTCGGGACATAAAGAGTCTCGTATACGACCTTTTTATTCGCAAAAGGGAACGTTGCGTATGTCTCATTTGTTCCGTTGCCAAACTTTTTGATTGCAGAGGCATTTGCTCGGTCTCTGGTCTTCTCTTGCTGGACCTGTCTTGCGACAGCGATGGCTCCGCCCTTCTTGTAGAAGTCAAAGTAAGGAGGAATGTAGACTCCGTACCTTCCTTTGTTGTCGGGGTTCTTGACTAAGGAGTTTCTAACAATGGAGATGAGCGGGTATTCTAATGTTCTTCCGTTCTTCCTTGTTTCCTGCACTTTTACCTGATATGCTCGTTCTGCGCCGGCAAAGATGACAGGGACTTTAGAGAAGCCCTCATTTGTGTCGCATGAGACATTTAGAGAGTCATTTATATAGTTGAAAACGGCGAAGTCAATATCCTCTAAGGTAGAGGGTCGCAGACTGTAGTCAGCCTTCAAATCTTCGTCTAACTTCGTTCTTTTAGTCATGCCGGTTTCCTATGCTCTCTTGTTCTGACCGCCGAGGGCGGTTCCAGGGTTGAATACTCCGCTGCGGGTCTGTTGGCAGATCGCCGTGACCTCCATTGACGTGCCGTCAGCAAAGTCACTATCCTGACCAAATATATAACGCGGCTCAAAAGTGTCCACAATCTCAAAGAACATCTGATCGTACTGAACAAAGTCTCCAAGACGTACAAATAGGTTTTGATCTTCTGTCAGTCTGCGTTTGTGGAAGTGTACGCTTATACTATACAGATTGTCAAAGCCGTATTCTTCTTGTTTTCTATTTGGTCCCGTATATTCGACTAATGAGTATACTCTTATTGGTGGAAGGAATGTCTTCTCTATTGCTTCCCCGTAAATCTTGTGATAGTTTGTTCTATCCGGATCAATTGGAAAGTAGAGGACCTGCTGTCCAATGATCTTTTCAATGACTTCATCATTGATCTGCTTTACGAAGTTTCTTTCAGCTTTTCCTACAAAAAGTGGGGGTGGCGGCTGAAGTGGTTGAGTCCATTTGTTTTGAGCCATCTATATTATCCTACGTATATGCCGGCTGGTATCTTCTGGACAATATCAGAGACGCTGTTCTGCAGGGCTTGGTCCTTCTCTGCCAATGCCGTGTAGACCATTTGGTCCAAGGTCTCTTTAAGTTCTGTTCTCAGGTTCTGTTGCTCTTCTTTTGATTCAGAGACTAAAGCAGGTCCGTTCAGAGTAATATCGTTGCCCGGAATTGGAAGGGATGACAGCTTTGAGCGAACCTGCCCAAGAGTCTCCTTGCAAAGTGAAAGGGCGAAGCGTCGGCACCATTGTTTACCAATGCTGTTGATGTT